GAAGTTTCAGCAAATGCTCAACGCAGCACCTGATAAGGACGGCATTGAAAAGACACCCGATGGTAAAGCGGTCACACTGGTAGTTAGTCACGTAGAAACTACACTGGATGAAATGTTCTTCGGCCATTGGAGAACAGAGAATTTCAAGTGGGAGCGTATGGCTAACGAGGTAGTGGGTTCACTTGACCTTGTAGTGATCCATCCGATAACCGGGTATGAGTTACGCAGAACAGGTGCAGCTTCTATCGTCATCATGGTTGACAAAGTACCCAGTGCATTAGCAGCCGACCCTGTGGAACGCAATAGATGGGCATTGAACGCAGATAATAAAAAGCCAAACGCCTTAGACCTTGCTTTCCCTAAACTCAAAACAGAGTGCCTTAAAAACGCTGCTGTGTCATTTGGTAAGTTGTTAGGTCGTGACCTTAACCGCAAAAACGCAGATGTGTACAAGCCATTCAAGTTGAAAGGTAGTCTGAACTCATCGAATAAGGATGTGCAATATTTGCACGAGCTTATCGAGAAAGCGCAAAGCCTTGACGATTTGGATATCATCTTGCAGGCATGCCCGCAGGAATTCTTTGCCGATATTGAAAAGTTAGCAAATGTTAAAAAGCAACAACTGAGTGGATTGTTGTAGTATCTTCGAACCATCAAATAACAAAACATAATGGAACAAACTTTATTTAGAGCATCGCAGCTGGGTAAGCTAATGACCGATGCACGCACAAAGACAGGACTATCTGAAACCTGCAAAAGCGCACTGCTTGAAATCTACATCCAACAGAAGTACAAGCGTTACAAAGACATCAGCAACAAGTACATTGAGAAAGGTGTAGCGGTTGAGAATGACTCAATCGATATGTGGCGCAGAGAACGCAAGCAAATCGTGTTTAAGAACGAGCAGATGTTCACCAATGACTACATAAAGGGCACGCCCGATTTGCTGATCAGAGATGGCGGATGGATATCAAACGTGCCGGATATTAAATCATCTTGGGACATCCATACCTTCATCGATGCAAAGGCTAACGAGTTGAGCAAAGACTACTACTGGCAAGGTCAAGCGTATATGTGGCTAACGGGCGCAACTACTGCAACGTTCTGCTTCGTGCTTGTGAACGCACCGCTGCAAATGATAGACGATGAGAAATACCGACTCGCACGCAGGATGAACCTTATTGATCCACAAGGCAACGAGGAATTCATTAAGAAGGCACAGCGCATAGAAAAGAATATGATTTACGATATGCCTACTTTTCTTGCGGAGAATCCACACGCTAACCTTGAAAGTGATTTGGCGAATTGGGAATACGATATACCAGTGCAGGAACGCATCCACGAAAAGGTTGTTGAGTTTGATGAGTCAGCTATCGCAAAGCTTCAGGAGCGTGTACCGATGTGGCGTGAATACCTTAATACTTTAGCACTATGACAAATACAGAGGCCTTAGAAAAATTGATTTGTCCATTTGGATATCCAATAGGTGAATATGAAATACAGTGGAATGATATTTCAAAAGTACTTGGCAAAGTAAGAGGAAGGTTCTTTGTTTATTTACTTATAAAAAATAAGGAAGTGATTTATGCAGGCAGGTCTCAATGCTTATATGAAAGATTATGCCAGCATAAGTATAGATGGGAATTTGATAGTATATATTTATTGGAATATGCGCAATACCATGAATGTGCTGAGGCTGAAAAAAAAGTGGTACTGCATTATGCACCAAAAGAAAATCGAATGTGGGTCTTATTTGGAAATAAAAGATAAGCCATGACCATCGAACAACTCAAAGACCACGTGCGCAATTCAATGCAGCACTACTACAACAAAGAACAGGTTATCGAACTAATCAATAAGCTAAACAATGAAGGCAAAAGACAAAGCATGGCAACTGTACTCGAACTATTTTGATATAGTCGAAGGTGAAGCGCAGGAAGGGCAACTGGGTGCGGTGCATTACAAGGCAATCAACTGCGCACTCTACTGCGTAGATGAAGCCATAACAAATGCACCTACCGACATCATGCAGGACTTCGAAGGCACCGGGGAATACTATTCGGTTAAAGCCTACTACCACCACGTTAAAAACGAAATACTTAAACTCAATGCACAAAAGAAAGTTGCTACCGCTTGATGATCTACGGCAGGAACGTTTGGTTTTGCTCAACATGTTTACCAATTGCAAAACACGATATATGAAAGATAACCTGCGTCACAAAATCAAAGCCGTAAACAAAGACCTATTTACCATAACCAAAGACACAAAGTACTTATGACACAAGAGAAAAAAGAAACAGCAATCCGTAGACTGCATTTAGCCTTAAAGAAACGTTTTAAAGGTCAAGCCATACACATGCCTTGGTCTGAGATGGAAGGCTTCTTAAACGCAGCGCAAACGATTGAAATGAACCACATTCACAATGCCTATAATGATGGCTACTTAGATGGCGAAAGTGGATTACCTAACCGCACACAGATAGAAGCATGAACGAACTAACACTATTGCAAAAGGCAATGCGCATAGTTGAGAAGCATGAGCCTGGTCTATTTGATGTTCACACACAAAGAGGACGAAACTTTATTCATGATATGCAAGAACTATTAAACGATGGAGAGAATGGACAAGGTTAAACGAGCACTCACGTTAATGGTGCAGCTGCAACAGCGTGATATGCCCGTGCATGTAATAGCCAAAGAACTGATGGTAACCGAACGCACCGCATACAGGTACTTGCGATTGTTTAAAGACATCGGAATACACGTAGACCAAAACATATACGGTGCATACACCATCCAACCAACTACAATCAAAAAAAGAAAAGCCAAACGAAATGAAAGCAACACTAACATTTGACCTACGGGAAGACCAGCACGCATTTGATTGCGCTGTCAATGGTAACAAATACCATGATGTAATTTGGGAAACACAACAGCACCTACGTAGCCTTGAGAAATACCAAGACCTTACTGCTGAACAATACGAGGTAGTAGGTAAGATACGTGAATGGTTGGCAAGTGAGTTACTCGATGCCGGGATAGCAGATAAGTTTTGACACGCTACTTAATCCTTAGCAGCGGGCGAATCATTGCTGCACCTTGCGATAGCCATGCTTCCAAAGAAACCTACCCAGTGCCTCACCTTCAGCATCCACTTTCTCCTCGCTCCACTCAGGTTGAATGTGATGAAGATATTCATGGATCAACACAATAAGGTAGCGCATAGGTGGTAGCGTAGGGTCTATCTCAATGACGTTGTCGCAGTACAAACCATCCGCACGTTCACGGCCTAACTTGCGATGTACAACTTTTGGATGTGGCTTGCGTTTCATTGTGCTATATTTACATCGGTTTTGTGTGTAATCAATACACCGTCTTTAAATTGTTTTTTGTTATTTGATTGATGAAAGGCCCTGCAACGGTGGGGCCTTTTTATTTATCGAATCTTTCCGTTCACTATGCGGTAGTTGTTGACTTCAAACTCACCCGTGTCCATCACCCGCACGTGTGCAAATCCGTGGTGGTGTTTGTTGATGGGCATGTAATCGGGGTGCAACTCGCACAGGCACGCCACACTCCAGCATGTTGTTAGCTTGCCATTGATGTTTGGCTCAGTGTGTTCACTTGCTTGGTGATGGTGACCGCATAACGCACTATCCTTTGCACGCAAGAACAAACCACGTGCGATGTTCACGGGACTAAATACGGATGCACCTAACTCATGCCCGTGTAAGATGGTCAACTTACCTGCGTGTATTATCTGCTTATCCGGGATGAACGTAATGTTTAACTCATCAAGCTTCATTAAACTCTCAAACGAAAACTCATTCATGCCCAAAAGGTCGGGTGCATTACGCATGATGTAGTGATCATAACGCACATCGTGATTACCACACTTGTAATAAATGGCTGCACTTGGGAATAGCTTGCGTAGTGTTTGCAGGAACTGCCTTGTCATTAGTACCTCATGCCCGAAGTTGCGTTTGCGTGGGTCTTTCTCAAAGCGACTGATGGCGTAGAAGTCTATGATATCACCATTGAGCAGGATAGTATTCACGTCATTCTCCAGTCCATACTTCAACGCCAGTGTCAATGCCTGAATGTTGTGGTACGGCACGTGGATATCCGACAGCAGCAGGATGTTGTTGTGGTTTATCGGTAGCTTGTAAGGTTTGTAGTTTGCCTCCTGCGATGGTGGCAGGTCAAGTGGATTAGATTCCGATGGTGCAAGCTCATCGAGTATGCTGCTAAAACCGTTTAGCTTAGACTCAAGGTGCTGAAGTTTACCCGGTGCGTGTGCAACCTGCTGCTGCATGATTACCTTTTCAGGGTTGTTCCTTTGCCTTTGCCGCCACGCAACGTACATACGTTGGAAACCTTTGAAGGTCATGGTGATGTTGTGGCGTTGCATCGCTTGACGGATGCGCTCATTCAGTACACCTTCCTGATTTTGAATCTCAAGATATACGTGAAGGTATTTAGCTTTAGTCATGAGGCGGTTATTTGCCCCGCAAGTACCCAGT